TTGTTATTTCTACTCAAATATTAGAAAATAAAATGCGTAATGGTCAAGTTACTACAGACGCTATTGGTTACTCATCTTCTTTTCACCAAGATGCAGATGTTATTTTTGGCCTTCAACGTGAAGATGACAGCGTAGACTCCACTCGTTTACTTAAAGTTATCGCCTCTCGTAACTCAGGACCAGCAGAGGTATCAATGCTATGGGATTGGAATACAGGTACCTTTAGAGAGATTACGGCAGATGACCTATGACAGTAGAAGAGATGGAAGACCTGCTTGATAGATTAGGGATTGAGATTATCTCTATAAATGGAGATGAGATTAAGGCTCACTGCCCAGCACATTTAGAACGTAAAGGTAAAGAAGACACTAATCCTTCTTGGTATATCAATGCTGATACAGGTGTACACAATTGTTTTTCTTGCCACTTTAAAGGGCATCTAGGTTCTCTTGTTGAATACATTCAAGGAGTTGATTCAGAGTTAGCAAAGACTTGGGTAAATAGTGGGGAGCGCAATTTAACAAAGGCGTTTGAAAAACTTACCTCTCCCACGCCTCTACAAGAACAAGCTTTTCCTATTACCGAATCTATGCTTAGCGCATTTATTAACCCACCTACCTATGCGCTTATATCTAGAGGGATAACATCAATCGCTGCTGAATATTATGGAATTTTATGGAACCCAAGTAATGAAAGTTGGATACTTCCTATAAGAGACCCTTACAGTAATAAGCTGATTGGTTGGCAGGAAAAATGGTTTAAAGAACGACGCTTTAATAATTTTCCCCCTAAAATAAAAAAGTCTTCTACCTTGTTTGGCTATGAAAACTATCAAGGACCAGACATGATTGTTGTAGAGTCTCCCTTAGACGTTGCTAGGCTTGCTTCATTAAAGCTTTTAGGCGGAGTTGCCGTCTGCGGTTCAGCAGTCTCTAAAGAACAGATTAATCTTATTAGAAGCTCTGAGCACATAATTTTTGCTATGGATAACGATGCAGCTGGACTAAGCTCATCAGCTGTTCTATTAGAATACTCACGAGCTATGGGATTTGATTGTTGGTTTTTTAACTATGACCACACAGATATGAAGGATATTGGCGCAATGAGTAAGGCTGAGGTAATGTTCGGGCTACAAAACGCAAGACATTCAATACACGGGAAGAGAGCTTTTCTATGATTATCGGTCTATCAGGATATGCAAGAAGTGGGAAAGACACTGTTGCTGGAATGCTTATAGGTTTACATGGGTATGAAAATAAAGCTTTTGCAACGCCTATTCGTAAAGCCATTTTAACTTTAGACCCTATTCTTGAAAACGGTAGTCATTTAAGCGCAGTAGTTTCTGAATTTGGATGGGAAATTGCTAAGGCCAAAAGTGAAGTTCGTAGATTACTTCAAGTGTTTGGTACAGAAGTTGGTCGTGAAATGTTTGGAAAAGATTTTTGGGTAGACCAAGCTTTTAAAGGTTTACTAACTTCTAGTAGAGTTGTTTTTACAGATGTTCGATTTCCTAATGAAGCAGCCAGAATTAAGTTATATGGTGGTCAAATATGGCGTGTTACACGTCCTGATATTAATGCTATTAATAGCCATGTATCCGAACACGCTTTAGATGATTGGGATTTTGATAAGAGTATTTCTAATACAGCTGACTTAGACTTCTTAAAAGAACAGGTTGCAAAGGCTTTAACATGACCTTTACGGGAACTTTACTCCCTTACCAACCCGAAGCCGTAGACCGTATGTGCGAGCGCAAAAAAATGCTTGTTGCTTATGACCTTGGGTTAGGCAAAACTGTCTTGACCATAGCAGCTGTTGAACGCCTTATGGATTCACGCGAAATTATTGAGCCAGGTTTGGTAATCTGTTTATCCTCACTTAAATACCAGTGGGCTAATCAGATTGAGAAATTTACAGATGGTACTTCAAACGCTCTGGTCATTGATGGAGCCAAGGCTAAAAGAGCAGAACAATACGCTAAAGCCTATGATTGGCAAACAACCAAAGTGGACTACATCATTCTTAACTACGAGCAAGTTGTTAACGACTGGGAGTACATTAAAAAACTTCCAAGAGGATTTGTAGTACTAGACGAAGCCACGGCTATTAAGTCTTTTAAGTCTAAAAGGTCTAAATATACAAAGCGCTTAAATAACGCGCCCTTTAAATTTGCCCTTACAGGTACCCCTATTGAAAATGGTAAGCCTGAAGAACTCTTTAGTATTATGCAGTTTGTAGATGATTCTGTATTAAAACGCTTTGAATACTTTGACCAGCTTTATATTGTAAGAAACACATGGGGTGGAGTAGAGCGGTATAAAAACCTCGCTAACCTCCACGAGATTATGAAAGAGGCGTCTGTACGCAAAGCGCAGAAAGACCCTGATGTTGCCCCTTTTCTTCCAGACTCTATACATAAAGACCCTGTTAAAGTTGTCTTTGATAGAAAATCTGCAAAGTTATACGAACGTATACGCAAAGACTTGCTTCAAGACTTAGATGATGCGCAAACGTTGTTTGGAGGAACTTTTAATTTACTTGCTCATTACGGAGTAGAAAGCTCACGCAACGGTCCTGAAGATGAAATGCGCGGAAAAATCATGTCTAAGATTGGGTGTCTTAAAATGTTATGCTCACACCCAGATTTATTGCGCACAAGTGCGGATAAATTTTTACTACTAAATGGAGAGGGGTCTGCTTATGCTCATGAGCTTGTTGATACTGGTGCTCTTGATGGGGTTCACAGTTCACTTAAATTGGATTACCTTGTGCAATATGTACAAGATTTTCTTGAACAAAATGAAGAAAACAAAGTAGTCATATTTGCAACGTATGTAGATATGCTTGACAAGATAGAAGAAAAACTTGGAGAAAATCAATGCCGTCTTTATTCAGGAAAGATAGACGCTAAAACAAAAGAAGAAAACAAAGTTGCTTTTAATACTAACCCTGATATTCGTATACTTATTAGCTCTGATGCTGGTGGTTACGGTGTTGACCTTCCAGCTGCAAATCTTCTTATTAACTACGACTTACCGTGGTCGTCAGGCTCAGCAATTCAAAGAAACGGTCGTATTAAACGCGCCTCTTCAACATGGCAAACAATAGTTATTCAAGACTTAATCATTGATGGGTCTATAGAGGAACGCCAGCATGAAGCTCTTCAACAGAAAAGCTCTGTAGCAAATGCCATCATAGATGGTGAAGGAATTGACGATAAAGGGGGTGTTCCACTTACTGTGGGCAGTTTAAAGCAATTTCTTACATTAGCTTCCGTGTAGACTTTACGGATGTCTACGCCAGCTAAGACCCCAACTCGTACTATTAGAGTTCCTGATGACCTATGGAAAGCTGTTCAAAAGAAAGCTGCATCTGAAAAGGTTACTGTTACTAGTATTATCATTAAAGCTTTAGAAGAGTATTTGACAACTTCTAAGTAACGCAATAGTCTCCTCTTATATATCTAAGGGGTTACATGGCTATTAACGAAACAGTAAAGCAATACGTTGCACTTAAAGAAGAAATTAAATTTCTTAGTGAACGTGAAGCAGAACTAAAAAAGCGCCTATTAACAACTGTAGAAGAGCTTGGCCAAGAAGATAGTAAGGGACATTTAGTACTTGAGGTTGAAGGAATAACCCTTACTAGACAGCGTAAAGTTTCTAATCCACTTGATTTAGAAGTGGCTATACCTTTGTTAGAAGAAAAAAATCTTAAAAAACAGTGCACTAAAACTGTAGAACAAATAGACCAAGATGAGATTATTATTGCTTACTCTAAAGGTTTGCTTACCGATGAAGAAGTTGAGTCCATGTTCCCTAAAAAGATTACTTACGCATTTTTGGTTAAATAATGGCAGATGATTTTATAGATTCTACTTTTGCTGACTTGGACGTCTACTATCCAGGAAGTAAAAGAAAGCGACGCGATAACGCACCCAAAGCCGTTGACCACGTGCAGATACAGCAATGGGATGCAAAGCCACAGTTAAAGACACTTCCTAACGGAAAAGATGTCGAGCTATTTACTGTCGGTGCGCTAGCTCAAGCACTAGGAAGACCGTTCGCTTCAATACGGGTTTGGAACGACAATGGATACCTACCTAGCGCACCTTATCGACTACCCACTAAAAAGAATAAACATGGCGAGGAACATAAAGGAAGGCGCCTTTATAGCCGCGCCATGATTGAAATTGCGCTTGAGATATTTGATAAAAATGGACTTCTACACTTAAAGCGTATAGAATGGTCATTACATCAGCATGTTTCAATAGAGCTTGCTGAGGCTTGGAGTAAAATCCTTGCAGAAGAAACTCAAGCAATTCAAAATAGCAGTTCAAATTAGCAGTTCAAATAAACTAAAGGAGCAGTTCAAATGTCAGTTCAAAGCACAGATGAATTCGTACCCGCAACGGACGATTTCGCAATAGAAAATATCGAAGGACGACCAGCAAGTACTGCTGTAGCAGGTGACCCAATTAAATCAGGTTGGGATGCTGCAGAAGAAGCCCTAAAGCCTAAGCAATATGTCAATGACTTTAAGCTCACTGACCAACTACAGGTTATTAAATTCTTGGACCCAGATGGTCCATATGCTATTTATAGCCAACACTTTCTTACACAGAAGACCGAAGGACAGCGTTCATACACCTGTCTTGGTAGTGGATGTCCTCTATGTGTAAAACTCAACCATAAGCCTGAAAAGAAGTATGCGTTTTCTGTTGCCGTTTTAACACCAACAGAGACTACTTTTACAAAGCTTGTGGCTTCTCCGCTATTTTTTAAATCATTACATGCTGCGCATCATTCACCAGCAGGACCACTATCCAAGAATTATTGGGCAGTGTCACGCCGTGGACAGATGCAACACACTGTATACACTTTGAATCCTGTAAAGAGTCGTGACCTTTCTGAAGATTACGGTCTTGATGAGGTTAAGATTGAAGCAGCAATCGCAGAGATGAAGCCTTTTGATGCTTCATCACTTCGTCGCCTAACAGTTGGCGAATTAGATGAAATTGCTAGCGCTTTAATCTAACAATAGATGTAGGAAGGCCAGGGCACCCCTTTTCCTGGCCTTTCTGCCTTAAGGGGATTTAATGAATATCATTACTACCAAAGAGCAACTTGATGATTTAGTTGCGTATTATTTAACACAAGATTCTTTTGCATACGATTTAGAAACCGTTGGACCACAACGGGGAGTTACCGTGGTCAACGAAGTGCTGTGGATTTCTTTAGCAACTAATGGTCGTGGTGATGTTATTCCTTTGGGGCATCCAAATGGGGAGTTTGAAGGAGAAGCGTTTCCTTTAACGCCTACAGGTCAACTTCGTAAAGAAGAAGGTTTATCTATTCGAGAGTCTGATTATTCAAAAGATAAAAGAAAAGCCGTTACAACTTACGGTTCACCACCCGTACAATTATTTCCTGCAGAAGTATTTGAAGCGTTAAGGCCTTTGATGTTTGGTACAGATAGAACTCTTGTAGGTCATAATCTTGTTTTTGATTTAACTTCTATTGCTAAGTATTACAGCGGTCAAGTCCCTACGGGTCCTTACTTTGATACGATGATTGCCTCATTTCTTTACGATAATAAAAACAAAAACAAGTGCGGTCTTGATGATTGTCTAGCCCGTGAGTTTGGTTACCACATGGTTAAAGGCGTAGGTAAAGAGGTTGAGAAGTATGCTTTCAGTACTGTAGCTAAGTATGCCTACCTTGACGCCAAGTACACTTATATGCTTTATAAAAACGTATTACAGAAGAAGCTTGAAGAGGGACAGCTTAATAATGTAATGAAGTTAGAAATGAGCGTTCTTAAGGTGTTGTGCGCTATGAAATTAGAGGGCGCCCCTATAGATACCGCTCAACTTCAAATACTTCACGACCAGTTAGAGATTGATATTGAGAGGGCTAGGTCTGATGTTTATCGTATTGCAGGTAAGGTATTCAACATTAATTCTAACCCTGAGAAACAGATGCTTTTATTCGCCCCTAAATCTGACGGTGGTCAAGGTTTAAAACCCAAAGTACTTACTGATAAAGGTAAGAAAAAAGACGAAGAAGGCAAAGAATTAGATGTATCAGACTATTCAGTATCAGGACCAGCGTTAGAACTATATAGAGACAGTAATGAACTTGTAGCAGCTCTATTGGAGTATGCTGATTTAAATAAACTTCTTACCACCTATGTAATTCCCTACCTTGGTGGAGAGATTACTCGTACCAGTAATGGTAAGTCTAAGATTTCACAAAAAGAAAGCCTTTTGATTAACGGCAAAATTCATTGCGATTTTGTTCAGCATGGGGCTGAAACAGGTCGTTTTTCTAGCCGTAACCCCAACCTTCAAAACGTTCCTGCACCACACACAGCGCATGGTAAATCTATTCGTAATTTATTTGCCGCTCCTAAAGGTTATAAACTAGTCGTTGCCGATTACTCACAGATTGAACCACGAGTAATTGCTTCTATGGCTAAAGACCCAATTATGTTAGACAACTACCTTACAGGTAAAGATATTTATACAACTGTAGGTGAAACCATGGGATTAGACCGTAAAGCTGGAAAGGTTCTAGTATTGGCTATGGCATATGGAGTAGGACCAGACAAGATTGCTAATCAAATTGGTTGCACAGTCAATCAAGCTAAAGCGCTATTAAATGATTTTGAAGCTAAATTTACTGCTGTTAATAAGTACAGAAGTATGGTTATTGGTACTACTCGTAAACGTGGATATGTTACAACTCTGTTAGGTCGCCGTAGATACCTTCCTGAAATTACTTCTAAAAATTTTGGTGAGAAAGCAGGAGCAGAAAGACAAGCATTTAACACTCGCATCCAAGGTTCAGCAGCAGACATTATTAAGCTTGCTATGGTTCGCGCTCAAGATATGATTCCTAAAGAGTCACGCCTACTTCTTACAGTTCACGATGAACTTGTAACCCTTACACCTGATAACAAAGCAGAAGAGACTGCCGAATGTATTAGACAGGCTATGGAAGGTATAGACTTGTTGGATGTTCCGCTTATTGCGGATGTCACGATTGTTCAAAAGTGGGGAGAGGCAAAATGAGTTGGTTTCGTGACAAATTTAATCTTCCTAAATATGAGGTTATTAAGAAAGAAATTCCTTTTAGTACAATTACTCGTTGGTCATTATATGATTTAAGCGTCGATTACCCCAATGAAATCTCTGTTCTTTTAGGATTAAACCCAGTTAGTGATGAGGGTGAAAGCAAAGAAATACAAGATAGTGAAGATAGGTTAGCGGAACTAAACGACCTTATTCCTTTTATTGACATTATTAGCGAATTAAACGCAAAAATTATTGCTGCTGTACAAATGCGAGATATAAAAAAAGATGGCGTTATTGATAGCGATGAATTTGGCCCCGAAGAACTTGAGCATATGACTGAGTTCTATAAAGCTATAGGATTTTCCGCCATTGTGACCGCCTTTTCATCTGGTATAGAACTTGATATTATTCAACCCTTAGTGATAGACACATGGGACGCATATAAGGAGGAAGACAATGGCAACTGATTGGTGGGCAAATAAACTAGGAACACCTCAACCCGCGCAACCACAGACCCCATTAGCGCCAGTTCCACAGCAATACACACCTCAAACTCCTGCGTATCCAACTCAACCAGTTCCTACCCAATATCCACCTTCACAACAGATTCAAGTAGCACCTCGTTGTCCTGGATGCGGTAGTGGTAACTATGTAGGTGGCGAAGGTTCACGAGCACGTTGTTACGATTGTGGATATCCAATTCAACAATCAGGTTCAGGTGTAGGTAAAGGAATCGTTGGTGGACCACAAGCAACAGGACCAGTACAACCTGCTAGACAAGCAGCTAAAGGAACAGGTTTTAATCCGCAAACAATCATTGGACACATTTAATGCCAGTTGGAAATGTAGAATTATTAAAAGTAATTAGCAAAATTAATAAGAAGATGGGCGCAGATACCATCGTTCTTGGTGAAAACATTATTGACCTTGGTGGTCGTATGACTACAGGGTCATTAGCATTTGATGTAGCACTTGGTGGTGGATGGCCCGTTAATCAATGGCATGAATTAATTGGTGAAGCATCAAATGGTAAAACGGCAATTGCTTTAAAGACTATTGCTGCTAACCAACAGAAAGACCCAGAGTTTACAGCGGTGTGGGTTGCTGCTGAGGAATGGGTACCAGCTTACGCAGAAATGTGCGGAGTTGACGTTTCACGTGTATATGTTATTTCTACCAATATTATGGAGGATGCTTATGAAGCGGTCATCGAAATTGTCGAAAGCAAAGCTGTTGATTGCGTGGTTATTGATAGCTTACCTGCCTTGGTTCCTAGCAGTGAGAACGAAAAAGAAATGGAAGAGTCAACAGTCGGAAGAACCGCTCTTTTAACTAACAAATTTTTTCGTAAGGTAGGAAAAGCTTCTAAACGTTCACTTACAGAAAATGAACGTCCTTTTATTGGGATTATGATTAA